TCATCTCGAAGATGCGGATACAGCTCGGCCAATTGTTTGCGTATGCTGCCTGGTTCCTTTTTCTTGGGAGCAATCCATTGATGCCGTTGTGTGCCCAGCCCAGGACTCACAGTAGTAGCACATAACCATTGCAGCTTTGGGTGACGATTTATGTTAAAAAAATGTTTGTTAAGTCGTTCATTGGTTGAGATCAAATAGAATTCTTGCAGATCTCGGCTGCCTTGCACACTTGAACCATATCTGATCATCAAGAAGTTGCTGAACTTTTTACGTTCTTCGGGAGTCAGACTGTCGTAAAACGTTCGATCCTTGCGATCAAATACTGCCATCTCGTTGTTGATACTGAGTTTATCCATCACCAGGCCAGGTTATAGTTTACCACTTCACAATTGCGACTGATATCTTTGACAAAATACACACACTCGGGTTCGTCACCTTCGCTGATGGGCACACACAACATCTGACCATTCTTTAGTTTAGGAGCATACCACGCCACTTCTTGATATATGTCAATGATCTCAATGTCTGGAAAGCCGGGGCGGAAGCTGCTGAGTGGGTTAAACTGGAATGCTTTGAACCCACGATCATTTACACTGGTCAAGGGCAACACTTCAAGATCGCCAAGGTCGGGTTCACCAATCAAGATCTGCCAGTCAACTGGCATGCGAATTCTATGTTTGCCTATTCGTAAGACCAGAGCCGGGGCGGTAAAACTTTCCAAGAAGATCAGGGGAATATAATGATAGTCAGGATCTTTGGGATCGCTATTGTCAAAAATAGCAAAGTGCATGTCATCTACCTCGTCGGGCAAGTGGTTCAAATCAAATGGATCGTTATCAAGCGTTAGTATTCTCATAGTATAATAATATAGGATTTTGTTGAGAAAGTCAACCGTCAAGACCCTGGAATGGGATGTCAAATGGTATTTCTTCTGCTAAAATTCCAGTGATGTTGCAGGTCCATTTGTTATTCATACCTACATTAACTGAAAGGTGCATACGATCCGGATGCCATACCACAACGTCACCGGCCATCCAATGACTAAGAATACTGTTACCTACTTGTAAAAAATGTCCTATTTGCCAATTTTGTGGGAATAATAAAAATCGTATTACATATTCTTGATCGGTGGGATGATTTTGTTTAAAATAATAATGTCTATCTTTGTGCCATGGCATAAGATCACCAGTTCGTTGTAATGTGGGTGTGCTTACAGGATGTATTAACGGCAATTGATCTAAAATACGCTGTTCCCAACTCATGTGTAACTGAGGTTGTTTACAAGTGGTTTTCCAACTAACGGTATTGGCTGAAGTATACCCATAGGCTTTATTATATGAATAAACTTTTTTCATTTCTTGGCTCATGCTACTATCCCATTCCTCGAATGTTTCGTCGAGCACCAAGGACCAACAATAGTCGGGATGATCAACAGCACATTGTTCGCATTCTTGAATGATGCTTTTCCAGTCATCGTTGATATGACTGAAACGAATATAGTCAACAGTTTTAAGGTATTCTATTAAGTTCTTCCGAGACACAGACACGGTAGTAATCTCCTCTTTTAAATTCAGACCGACAATTATTATCTAACCCAATTGTTACAGTATTGGTTGTCGCAAGATTGTTAGTGAAACATATTTGATCGCTAAGTGGTCGATACTTTTCAATGATCCAATTATGCGAAAACTGTTTAAGTAGTTGTATAGAAAGGCTAGCGTTCAATCTGTCAAATAAATCACTGCCAATTAATCCTGCACTTATAGTGTCGTCGACTGGGTAACGTGTAAATCTTATTCCCATTCTAAAGGGTGCCCCGGCAAGATTTTTGCTCAAACTTGTAGCAAAATCTGTAACACATTTTCTATTTAACGGATAATTAATACCGTGACTAATTCCAAAATAGGCACCATCAACAAATACCGGTATACCCAAGATATCGGCCTGATCAAGCAATGTTAAATAGTCTGGATAATACGACCCGTTTCCAGAAAATGGAAAACTTAAAATAACACAATCGTTGGCGTCAAGTTTTTCATGTTCGAGATATTGTATTTTTCGATTATATGTCTGACAGAGTATTTGTGTTAAAACAAAATCACTCCGACTAACTCTAATTCTACGGGTATTGTATCGTGCAATAAATTCGCCAAATACCGGAGTTGTTCCAGAAGAAAAACAAGAGTATTTAAAAGTATCCAGTCCTGTCACAGTATTATAAATTGAATTAGATAACCAATGCCTCCAAACGTGATCTAGTGTTTCATGTGTAATCGATGCTATACCGTTAACTGTAAGCGTGGGGATAATTTTGTCAAGATATACCAGTGCCTCGGGTATTTGTAATGGATCGTGACTTAGTTTCATTTAATTTTCATCCAGTCTAACTTCTCCTGTGTGAAGTTGTATTTAGCTTCTTTGTAAAACTGTTTGCGCTTGGTCAAGTGGCGTTTGGCAAATCGACAAGTGCTGGTTATGTCCCAGATTTCTACATGGTCTTTGTCTTCGGCTTTTCTAATACCACGTCCAATAGATTGAATAACGCGGACAAAGCTCTTTCCGGGTTCCACAAGAACCAAATTAAAGATCCTAGGAATATTAATCCCCACAGCGGCCACACCGTAAGTCGCCACAATAATCTTCCCAGTGCTTTCAGCCACTTGATCATATTCATCTTGTCTTGCCTTTGCTTTTGTAGACCCACTGACCATGACTGCATTGTCGCCTAGTCGATCTAGGATACCTTGTCCAGCAGCAATTCGGTCAACCAACACCAGTGTGTTGCCTGTCAGGTTAACTTGTCGAACCAAGTCAGCAATGGTATCTAGTCTGTCGGGTTCCTCTAACAAGAACTTCAACTCACTTTGATAGTTGGTAAACTCAGCATGGTCAACCAACTGTACAATGTTCACATGACACTGTGCCAGCACACCTTGACTTTGTAGTTCACTGGCTGTGAGTCGGCCTATCACAGGACCCAGACTGCATTTGAGTGCCTGCGATTCAAACGGTTCCTTGGGTATGGTTCCTGTGAGTCCCCAACGCAAAGGAACACGACTCATTACACCAGTGAGCAGACTCTTGAGTGCGTCGGCTTTGGCCATGTGTACTTCGTCCACAATAACACATATCACATCTTCTAAAAACTCACCAATGGTACAATCGCCCACTCCGTTCTTTGTGTTCTTCAGCAACACATTCAAACTTTGCCAAGTGCAGATGGTGTGCTGTCGTCCCCACTCTTTGCGATCGCCAAAGTAAACTCCCACATCCTGTTGCATGTTGATATAGTCTTTTTCTGTTTGTGTAACTAGACTCTTGTTGGGCACAATCACAATGGTCCTACCATATGGCGCCACAGCATTACTCAGTGCCGCTGTGATCACAGTCTTGCCTGCACCGGTGGCAATCTCCTGTATGCATTGTGGATTCTCAAGGAAGTTGTTGACAATCTCCACTTGATAGTCACGCAACTGCATGGGTTGCCCTTCCATCGGGTGACCTTTGGGCCAGACAATATGACTGAATGTTTGTTCAGTAACTGGCTCAAATGCAAAATTAACCGAGTAGTCTCGCTGATCATCTAGCTCAACGTCATAGTTGAACTTTTCCAGTATAGGAACGATCTCTGGCAACAAATTTACATAGGTGGTACCGCCAAGTTGGAAATAGCTGACCTTACCGTCCCAACGACCAAGTCTAACGGCCGGCAAGTAACGGGCACCAGGAACATCATACTTAAAGGCTGTGACCAATGCACGACGAGCATCGAGCTCAAGGCCTTCTATTTTGACGTTTACTTCGTCACGGATTACTATTGTTGCTTGTTTCACAAATGGTTACCTGGTTTATAAATTGTCTCTCACGAATATCAGCTAATAGCTGATCTCTTGGCACAGTTTCTATCAGTTGTGCCACAGGAAATTTCAATGGAGCAAGTTTGGCATCGCTGATACTGATGTACCCGCGACTGTGAAAAAACTCTTGGTGTTGATCAAAGTAGTTGATCATGCCAACGGTTTTTTTGAGCACTTCGTTCTCGGTCAGTTCAAAAAATCTTGCCACAAAATCTGCACTGTAAAAATCAAACGGCTTGAACGCATCATCTGCAATGTACTGGTCTTGATCCTGTGTTAGATCTTCTAGTGTTTTGCCAATCTCCACATAGTTCAAGCACACCGACCCCCAGGCAGGATTTACTTCACCATATTGTTGCATCAACTCCGCAGGTAGGTGTTCAGTCTTGGGCATGCCAAACCAGGTGCAAACAAATCTAGGTTGTCTGGATCTACCCACGGCCTCACATCTGTGCACGGCCAAATTCAATTCGGCCAAGGCCTTGCGAACAGTATCTGGAGCCGATTGCCAAAATTCATGGGTTTGCTGATCCAACAATCCGTGATAAACTTCAAATATATGATGCAGATAGTTCAAGTAATCTTGATCATCAATGCTGGTAAATTCACGCTCCACAATAGGTTGGTGGGCATTGATTGTGGCCACACAACGCTGTATCATTTTGGCTGCACGATCTCGCTCTTGTGACTCAGAATCAAAGTTGTAAAATCTGTTAGGATGGTCCAGGGGCCACTGATGCCGTTGATTCATGCGCTCAAGCCAAAGATCAGCTATAGGAGTATCCAGGATACGAAACTTCAACTCATAGTTGTCTTTGCCTAGTTCAATCTTCAAGAATCTTTGACTCATGCTGTATTATATACAAAACAAAACTAAAAGTCAAAAAAACAGGCTCCAAAGAGCCTGTTG